TATTAAGTCCTCGATCCTAAGATCGCAGCTTGATAACTTATACCTGACAAATAATAGCCGCGTAGCGGTGGTTGAGGGTCAGGCAAATTTAGACGACTTATTAAATTCAAGACCAGCGGGTATTGTTCGAGTGCGGCAGCAAGGTGCAGTCCAGGCATTGCCCGTTGCCCAGCTTGGGACGCAAGGGTTTGCGATGCTCGAGTACATGGACCAAGTTCGCGACCAGAGAACGGGCTTCTCAAAAGCGTCCCTGGGACTTGACCCTAAAGCGTTGCAATCGACGACCGCTAGTGCCATTAATTCGACGATCCAAGGGGCTCAATTAAAGGTTGAGATGATTGCTCGAGTATTTGCTGAAACAGGCTGTAAGGACTTAGCTTACGGCGTTTTACACCTACTCCAAAAACACGAAACAAAGGCAGTGACGGTACGACTCAATAATGAATATATAGACATTGACCCTCGAGCCTTTGAAAATAAGTTTGACATGCAAGTAGACGTAGGACTTGGAAACGGTGTTGAGACAGACAAGCTCACAATGCTTATTCAAATTGCTGGGAAACAAGAGCAAATGTTGCAGCAATTAGGTCCAGGCAACCCAATCGTCTCAACGTCTCAATATGTAAACACACTTAAGAAAATCGCAAATATGGCGGGATTTAAGGATACGGATCAATTTTTTACCGCGAACGACGAAACCGACGCAAAAATGCAAGCTGTAAATGAGCCAAAGGGCGACGATAAAATGGCTATTGATCGGGCAAAATTAGAAGCTGATATCGCTTTAAAACGTGAAAAAATGCAAGCTGATATTGCGTTAGATCGTGAAAAACTACAGTTAGAAATGCAAATGCGAAAGGCTGAATTTGAGGCCGAATTGAGCTTACGGCAACAAAAACTAGCCCTGGGCGGTGAAATTTCATCCAATCTACCGAGGGTTTAAATATGAGCATACGCAACAAAACTTTAGAAGAAGAAGTTATCAGGGCAAAAAAGGCCGAAATGATAATGAAAGAGCCGCTAGTCCAAGAGGCTCTCTCAACAATTAGAGCCATGTATTTTGATGCCTGGCGATCAAGTGGTTCGTCCGACACGGCGGAGCGGGAAAAATTTCACGCTATGTTTCAAGTGGTCGATGAATTTGAGGGTCATCTCTCCGACGTTATGAAGTCGGGCCAGATGGCTGAAAGAGAGTTAACCAGCAAATATTAGGAGATATTACCTATGTCTAGTACCCCACAAGATGGATCTAGCCCCTTGTCGCAGTCAGATGCGATTTCCATGTTACTTGACAGTGAAGCCCCCCAGGAAACTGAGGTAAGCGAAAATGTTGAAGCAACTCCCGAAGAAACCACAGACGAAGTGGTTGAACCTACGACTGACGAGACTGAAGTTGAAGCCACCGAAGACGGTCAAGCTGAGACAGAAGGAGATGAAGTCGAGGACGATGATGAGCCTTATTACACGGTCAAAGTGGACGGCGAAGAATATGACGTCAACCAGGCTGAACTTATTAAGTCTTATCAATTAGAAAAAACGGCTCAGAAACGCTTATCTGATGCAGCTGAACAGCGAAAAGCTATTGAGGCTGACAAGACAGCGATTGAGCAAGAGCGTTTACGTTACGCTCAAGCTTTGCAACAAATCCAGGCTCAATTGACTACACAAAACCAGGCTCAGAAAACTGAGGCGGATTGGAACGCACTCTATGAGAGTGATCCTTTGGAATATGTGCGTCAAAGAGAAACCATGCGGGACCGACAGTCTCAAATGCAAGCGGTTCAACAAGAACAGGCAATTATGGCTCAACAAAATCTAGTTAGTGAGCAAGCAAAACTCTTAGAATTTATTCCCGAATGGAAGGACGCTGGAGTGGCTACAAAGGAAAAGACGGAATTGGTTTCCTACTTAAAGGGAAGCGGATTTAGTGAAAACGATGTAGCGAATGCAACGGACGCTAGAATAATAACTTTAGCCCGAAAAGCCCAACTTTATGACAATTTATTATCGAAAAAATCGGTCGTAAAAAAGAAAGTTGGATCTGCACCAAAGATGGTTAAATCTGGACAGCCGAAAGGCAAAATTGATGTTGCACAGTCACGAAAAAGGGATGCTTTTTCAAAACTTAGCAAGACGGGTAGCAGAGATGCAGCCGTCGAATATTTATTGTCAAAATAATCATGAAAGGATTTATAAATGGCAACTTACTTAACCGCAAATGCGGTTGGCGAGAAGGAAGATCTTTCTGACGTCATATACCGCATTAACTAAGATCGGTGCGGTCTAAATCGGATGAACTGCTGGAACCCTAAGTCAGACATGATATGGCAATCAGCATCCAAGCTATCCACCCAGCGATAGAAGGTTCAGAGACTACCTGAGAGGTTAGCCCTCTTAATAACAGGCTAGAGCGTCCGACATTGCAAGTACACAAGCCTTGTAATGATGATATAGTCCAATCCTCGCAGAAATGTGAGAAGGGAATGCGATCCCTCTGAGACACCACTTGTCTCAAACATGTCCAAGGAAACAACCTCGGGCGTAACCACTGAATGGCAAGTCCAAGAATTGGCAGCTGCCGTTGACACAAATTATGTCAATGAAGGTGCTGACTTTAGTTATGCGAACCCCAGCCCAACCTCGAGGCTCACGAATATCCACCAGATATCGGTCCAGGCAGCGAGTGTATCAAATACACTTGATGCGGTCGATAAGGCGGGGAGAGCCAAAGAAACGGCATATGTTAAGGTCCTAAAAGGACTTGAGCAACGTCGGGACATCGAGAAAGCTTTATTTAAAAATGAGGCGAAATCTGGTTCTGACCCTCGGAAAGCTGCAAAGCTTATTACTTGGATCACCAACGTGGACAAGCCAAGTGATATGGCGGCTGCAACGGGTGATGGTTCAGATGCGGCTGATTTGACAGGTACTGCCGCTGCCCTGACCCTCGCTAAAATTGACGCCGCACTCCTAGCTGCGTACACCGACGGGGGCAATCCCAATATGTTGCTTATGTCACCAACCAATAAGCAAAACTTTTCGGGCTTAAGTTCGGGTTCGGTTGCGACTAACCAAATCACGACTTCCGCTCCAAAAGAAATTGCGATTGTAGGATCTGCCTCAATTTATTTGAGCGATTTTGGTGAACTGTCAGTGACTATTGATCGTCAGTGTCCGAACTCAGAACTCTACTGCATCGATACCGAGCATGTATGCCTCGGAACCCTTGCAAATCGTAGTTTTGCAGTGTCTGACGTAGCTCCTGTGGGCGATGCAACTCGATTTGCAATCACAAGCGAATGGACCTTAATTGTTAAGGCTCCAAAAGCTCACGCAGCGGTTATTGGTTTAAACGGTTCATAATAGAACTTTAATAACAAACAAATTGGGGCAGTTTTTACTGCCCCTTTTTTATGGAGAATTCGATGGCTAAAAAAGTTGTAAATGTAAATAATATTACGGGTGGCGTCACCACGATGGAAGACCAGCCCGAGGGCGGTTTTCTTATTCAAACGGCTACAAATATCGACCCCGTGAAAGACCTGGCAAAAGCTGAGGCGAATGAATATCGACCTGGCTCCATGATCGGGGATACGCAAAAGCACCACCAGAAAATCGGCGAAATACCCATGCCTATTTACCATCAGCTTATAGAGAAATTTGGTCAACCAAACCAGAACCCGAAGGAGTGGCGAAAGTGGTTGATGATTAATTCAGCATTTAGAACGACGGGTGGGCAACTGTAATGGCATTTGATACCTATGCAAATCTCCAGACGGCAATTGGTAACTTCTTAGCCAGGGACGATTTAGCGACACAAATACCTGATTTTATCTCTCTCGCTGAAGCTCGAATGAGCCGAGAGCTAGACACACGATCCCAGGAAAAACGAGCCGTGGGAGCAACAATTGTAGGGGAAGAATTTATATCTTTGCCTACGGATCTACGCGAAGTGAGGCTTGTAAAAATCAATACAAACCCCGTTTCAGTTTTGGACTTTATGACCCCAAATACTTTTTATACCACCTACAATTCAACAGGGAACGGCACTCCCAAAGCTTACTCGATTATTGGAACCGAGATAGCTTTACGCCCTACCCCCGACAGCGTTGTCGATGTTGAGATTATGTACGGTGAAAGCATTGCCAGCCTATCGAACACTCAAACCACAAATACTGTGCTAACTCGCCACCCCGACGCATACCTATATGGGTCACTCTCGGCAGCGTACACATATTTAATGGACGAGGCTAGAAGCTTGCAATACGACAGCATGTTCACTCGAATTATGGCTGAAATAATTAAAGATACGGACACCGCTCGATTTGGTGGTGGTGCGTTAGCAATGAAAACTTCTTAGGAGAATAAAAAATGTCAGCAATGTCAAATTATTTAGAAAATGAAATTTTAGATCATGTTTTAGGAACAGGATCTTATACAATGCCAAGCCAAGTCTACCTTGGTTTAGCAGTTGGTTCACTCGGAGAAGATGGCTCTGGAACGGAGTTATCAGGCAGTGGCTACGCACGCCAAGCGATTGATTTTGATGCAGCTAGTGGTGGAACTACGGATAATTCCGCAGATGTTACATTTAGTGCTGCAACGGGCAGCTGGGGAACTGTAGCTTATTTTGGTTTATTTGATGCTACGTCTTCTGGAAACCTTCTAATTCATGGTGCTTTCTCAGCTTCAAAGACCATTACAACAGGCGATATTTTACGGATAAGTGCGGGTTCTCTGGATATTACAGCGGCTTAAAACATGGCACAACTTCTTGCTCCACAAAGTATGGAGACCCTCGACACTTGGGGGTCTATGGATGCCTTAGACGCTTTCGGATCTCTTGAAGCTTTAGACAATATAGAGCTATTTGAGACGACTGCCTCGGTATCTATTGCGTGGACGCAATCAACAGTAGCAGGTGAAATTCTTTTTGCTAGTGGGGCAGTTTCTATTGCTGTTACGGCGTCTGCTGTTGCTAATAAACTTTTTGACACTAATAACGCACTAAACACTTCATTTACTGTTCAAGTTGTAAATTCTGGGGGTAATAAATATGAGTTAAATGGTGTTGTAACTCCTACCTTAACATTACTAAGAGGCGTTACATATACTTTTGATCTTTCTCATAGTTCTAATAACTACCACCCCCTAGCTTTTAAAGATAGTAGTGGGGCTTCTTATCTTGAAGGAATAACCCAAACTAACCCAACAGGTGCAATCGATCCATCTACGGGTTCAACAAATAATATTATTACTTTTGCTGTACCAAGTAATGCTCCTTCAAGCTTACGATATTATTGCACTGTGCATGGCGAAGCGATGGGCAATACCATTTCAGTTTCGGACGATACTGCTAGTGCTACTTTAAGGCTAAATGTTACTGAAGCAAACTATGAGCGATTAAGAACAGTTTCAGCAACCCCTTCAATAGCAATAGTTGCTCAAGGAAATCAAGTTGGTTACGAGCTTGGAGCGACTGCAAGTGTAACTATATCTTTTGCAAAGTCGGCAACAATCGAAGCAATTGAGCATGTTGCGGGCCAAGTTATTTTTATTGTTTCAGCAACTGCAACTACCCAAAGAATTCAGCATTCTTCAGCCTCTGAAACCATTGCCATAACAGGAACGGGCTTACCAAATTTTACGGCTGTATTTGATGGATCTGAAACAATCTCGATAACTCCAATTGGTGAGTTTTTTGTTACTTCAGCCTTTAACGCTGTACAAGAAATCTCAATTTCATCAACAATCACAGGCGAAATTCTTGGTGAGCGGTGGATACCAATAACAACTTCTACTAACAATGTTTGGCACTTACGATGATAGAATTTGGTGAATGGCTCCCAGATCAAGCTGACTTTCAAAATGTCGGTGCAACTGAAGCAAAAAATGTTTTAGCAAGCATAAAAGGTTATCGCCCCTTCTTTGATCTTTCGCCACTGTCAGCTGCAACCGACTCGAGAATACGAGGATTTTTTCCGACAAAATCAAGTGACGGAACAACAAATCTTTTCGCTGGAAATGCGACTAAATTACTTAAGTACAACAATGGGACCACGGCGTTAGCAAATGTCTCAAAAAGTGGAAATTATACAGTAAGCGATCTTGATCGATGGAACTTTATACAATTTGGCGATGACGTTATCGCAGCGGGCTCGGCCTCAACAGTCTTGCAGAAATTTACTCTTGGATCTTCATCTCTATTTGCGGATATCTCTGGGGCTCCAGGGGCTGACTATTTAGGAGTGGTTAAAGATTTTGTTGTGACCGCTGGGATTGCATATAGTGGCAATAATTACCCACGAAGGGTTCGCTGGTCACAGATTAATAATTCAAACGCCTGGACCGTAGGATCGAACCAGGCAGACGTCCAGGACCTTGCCGACTCAGGGTTTATTACGGGGT